CTTTCGCCCCAGCACGCGCAGGCCGGGGCTACCCGGGCGCTCGCCGGTGAGCAGCTCCGCCTCGGGCTCGTTTTCGTAGACGTTGCGGATGATGGCCAGCGGCACGGCCTCAGTGAGGCTGACATCGTTGAGCCATACGCGCATCCGCCTCGACGGGTACGGGTACAAAATCATCACTCCCTTTCAGCCGCGACCACGGCGCCGATGGTATCATTGACCACGGGCGCGACCATTTCGCCGACAACGCGCTTATCCATGACGATGGTGGCCTGGATGACTGGCTGCTGACCGCCAGCGCCGGGGGCAGCGCCGCGGGACGCGACCGGACCGGCGGCCAGCGCCGGGCGCGGCAGCTCCAGCGCGGCGGCGGGCCGTGTGACGGCGGCCATCATGCGCGACATGGCGCGGTCGACGTTATCCACCGACTCATCCAGGCCCTCGGCAAAGCCCAGGCCGGTATAGCGTCCCAGGCGGGAGAATACCTTGGACGGGCTCTGAATCTCCAGCGTGTTGCGGGCAATACCGCCCACGCCGCGGGCCATGTACTCAGCGGCGTTGAACGCGTAGACCGCGCCTGCGTAAATGCCATCTCCCAGGCCGTAGGCCGCGTTTTTGCCTGCGGTGTACATATCCCCCAGCGCGTCGTCTGCGGCTGTGACGGCCCCGTCGCCCATGGCGTCGGCAGCCGCGTCCACCTTGGGCTGGGCCTCGGTGATGGCCTTTTCCAGCTGCTCGGCGGCGGCAGCGCCGGCCTCGAACCAGTCAGAGGGCAGATCCTCCAGCGACTCCCAGTCGCTGGTTTCCAGCATCAGGGCCTCGATCTGGTCCTGCAGTTTGTTCAGCCCTTCGCTGTCGCCCTGGTAGGCTTTGCGGAGGTTTTCGTACTGTTTGGCCGTCTCTTTCGGGTCGTTGGCCTTGATGGCGTCCCAGTAGCCCTGGGCGGCGGTCATCTTCGCCAGGTCGGTGGCCTGCTTTGCGGCGGCCTCGGCGGCCTCCGCGGCGGCGCGCTGCGCCTGCCAGTCGGCCTGGACCAGGCCGCCCGCGCCCTTTTCAGACAGGCCCGCTTCCCTGCCCGCGGTGGTGAGGCTGCCGTCGTCGTTGTACAGCTGGTCGAGATCGTTTCCGGCGGTTTTGCCGGGCTTCAGCAGGATGTACGCGCCCAGGCCCAGGCCGCCGGCCAGCTTAGTGGCGCCGCCGCTGAGGGCGGCGAGCACCTTCTCCAGCAGGGTGGTCTGTGTGGCCACAGCGCCCGCGCCGTGGCCCAGCAGCGGGGTGGCGGGGTTGCTCAGCATGGGCGGGAAGGTGGGACCGCCGCTGCCGGAACCGCCCACGGGGATCTTCAGCTGCGGGCGGATGGAGACGCCGTTGCCGGAGCCCAGCAGATTGCTGAGGGGGTTCCCGCTGCCGCCGGAATTCAGGCGGGCGCGGTTGGCGGCGTCGTTGGCCAGCTTGGCGGCGTTTTCCGCTTCGATGCGGGCGGCGGCGGCCCGGGTGGCGCTTTCCTGCGCGCCGGCTGCCCCAGCCTCCAGCGAGGCGCGGGCCTCTGCCGCGCCCAGGGCGCTGTCCGCGGCGGCGGTGGCCGAATTGGCAGCTGCAGTGGCGGACTGGCCCACGGCGGAGCTTGCGCTCTGCGCCGCGCCGGACGAACTGTTGGCGGCAGCGGCGGAGCTGTTGGCGGCGTCGGCGGACGCTTTTCCCGCGTCAGCCGCAGCCTTGCCCGCTTCAGCGGAGGCCTTGGCCGCGTCCACGGATCCCTTGGCCGCGTCGGCGGAGGTTTTCGCGGCGTCGGCCGCGCCCTTGCCGGCTTCGGCGGAGGCCTTCGCCGCGTCGGCGGCCTGCTTCGCTGATTCAGCGGAGCTGGAAAAACTGTCCGCGGCGTCCCGGAAGGACTTTGTGGCGTCGTCCAGGCCCTCGGCAGATGCGGTTTTACCCTTGAAGATCTTCGAGAACAGGCCGCCGCCCGTGCCGCGGCCGGAGAGCAGCTGCGCGAACGTGAGCACTTCCTTGGTGACTTTGAGCGTGCTCCAGGCGATGCCCATACCGGCGACGATGCCGGCGACCACGATGCCGTTATCCTTGATCCAGTTCATGGCGTCGGTGAAGCCCTTCACCGCGCCGGACGCGCCCTCCACGATGGCCTTGAACGTGCCCTTGCCGTTATCCTCGCCCAGGAAGGAATCAATGATGCCGGAAAGGGCTTCATTCAGCCCGTCCAGGGCCGCCTGGCCCTCCGCGGACTGCACGAACTCATCCATGGCGGTGATGGCGGTGCTCAGGGCCCTGGCGGTCTTTTCAAAGGTGGGCGCAAGCTCCGCCAGGGTATCGTATTTCAGCTTGTCGAACCTGGCACCCATATCCTGCACGGCGTCATCCACTGCGCCCAGGGCGGCCACGTTCTCGTTGCTGACCACGGCGACGGAGCGGCCCTCGTTGGCCAGGTCCTTATAGGCCTTGCTGCCCGCCTCGATCAGGGGATTCAGGCGGCGCCAATCGTTGCCGAAAAACTTGGTAGCCTCGGAGGTGCGCTTTTCCGCGTCGCCGATGCCGTTCAGATAATCGATGAGGTCCCAGAAAATATCGGAGCCCTGGCGCAGCTGGCCGGTGGTGGCGTTGATATTCGCCACGCCAGCCACAGCCAGGTCGTGCAGGTATTTCTGGCCGGTTTCGCCTTCCGCGATCAGCTTATTATCAATATCGCGCCAGTTTTTGACGATGTCATCGACGCTGCTATCAATGAAACGGCTGGCGTACTGCCAGGACTGGTAGGTTTCCGGATCCACGCCGGCCTGGTTGGCCGCGGTGGCGAGGTTATCGGCCCATGTGCCGGCGTCCACGCCCATATCCCAGAGGGCCTTCGCGCCCTTGGCGGCGGTCCTGATCACTTTTTCGATGTGGCCGGTGATGTGATCAATGGAGTCAATGGTATTTTTGAAATCAATACCATTGTTGATCTTCTCCATCTCATCCTGGTAATTGGAGCCGGCGCCCTGGGCCCTGCCGAACGCTTGCTCCTCTTCGCCCAGCTCGGTGCCGACGCGGTCCAGCCGGGTCTGCATATTATAGAGGGCGGTGCGAGCATTGTTCAGCCTTTCGCGCCACTTGCGCATGGAATCGGCATTCTTGTCCACGCCGTTATCGGTGAGCTTTTTGACGGCGTCTTCCGCGGCGGAGACGGCCTTTTTCTGCTGCTCGATCTGCTCTTTCAGGATGCGCGCCTGGTCGGCGGCGTACTGCTGCGCGTCGCCGGTGGCCTCATACTGGGCCTTGGCCAGTTTCTGCTCGGAGTTGAGCGTTTTGATGACGCCTGCCGCTTCCGACATGGCGCGCTTGTATTCCTGCTCGCCCTCCAGCTTGAACCTGGTTTTAATCTCCCGCGTTGCCATGGGCACTCACTCCCTCAATCATAGATCGTTTGCCGTTTCCGGCGGATGCCGTGCTGGTCATCATCATAGGCCTGGCGCATCACGTACAGGTCACAGATGAGGCCGGGCGGCATCTGGTGCATATCGCTATACTGCAGACCGGCGGCCAGCCCGTAATGGATCAGGTGGCGCCAGGTCATGCCGGTTGATCGTTTTTTTTAATCTCCTCCAGGACCACGTCGACCTCAGCGTCCTCGCCGGTCTCGGTGTCCATCCGAAAGCCCTCCGCCAGCGCGTTGAGCACGGCGGTCTGCAATTTAATGGCGCTCCTGGGCGACGGGCTAATGTGGCTGCCGAACCAGGCGCGGTCCACATCCAGCGGGCGGCCCTCCAGCAGCTCGCCCTGCTGGGCCAGCGCGTAGAGCATATCCGGCAGCGTCCGCGCGGAGCGGGCGTAGTCGGCCAGGTTTTTCAGATCGAAATCGCTGATATAATCCTGCATGGTGACCATGGCGTCCATGGTAAACGCCAGGGCGAATTTTCGCTTTGCAATCGTCACAGTCTCGTGTTTCATGGGTGCCTCCTATAAAACCGAAAAAACATCCGGGCAAGCGAATGCCCGGATGTTGAATTGTTCCGCGATGTTACGCGGTGATATTAGCCTGGGTGCGCAGCCACGTCTGCGCGTCGGTGAAGGTGGTGAACAGGGCGCGCTTACGGAAGCTGATATAATTGACATTATTCAGCATCAGGCCCGCGGCGCGGCCGGTGATGGTGGGCGTCTGCCATTCGATGGACTCGCCCTTGGTCTGGGCGTTTTCGGAGGTTTCGCCGAAAACGATCTTGTGAATGAACAGCGCCTGGTAGCTGGTGACGCCGCGGCGGCGGCGGACGCGGATATAGCCGAAGCCGACGTTGGGCGCGGAGTGGTCCGTCTCATAGTAGACGGTGGGCGCGCTGTTCTGGCCCTCGATGGCCACGTCGCCCATGAGCTTGGCGCGGACCTCATCTTCGAGATCGTCGACGCCCAGCTCCAGGCTCATGCCGGTGATGCCGTTGTCATCCTCGGCGATGGCGTCGTCGCCATAGAGGGGGTTGTTGTTGCGGGTGATGGTGAGGTTGGCCTGGATGGCCTTGCCGACCACGAAGCCGGCGCCGTAGGTCGGTTCCGCGCCTTCGGTCTCCGCGGTGATGGGAGCGGCGACGGGATACCTTAAACCGATGAATGCCATAGATGTTCGCTCCTTTCAGTCGCTCCAGTGAGGAGCGATGAGTTAGGAGTGAGGAGTTAGATATGCTCCACACTCCAGTTATTTGGTGATTTTTTTAACGCGGGCGGTGTCGACGACTACGGGGACAACGCCGGTTTCGAGGTAATCGGCCCACATGGCCTCCAGCCGGGCCTGGACCTTCGGCGCGGAGGCGGCGTCGGCGTCGTCCACCCAATAGGTGGGTTCATAGCCGTGTTTGCCGTAATGGAGGATGAAGGCCTTTTCCGCGTTGCGGACGCCTTTGCGGTCTTTGCCCTGAGGATAGATGTCCTGGGCGAAGGCGTCGCCGATTTTCATGACCGGGCCGGGGACGCCGATGGCGTCGATCATGTCTCCGGTGTCGCGGAGTTTGTGGGCCTCCGCCGCTTCGCGCCAGGCGGCCTTGATTTCGACCGCGGCGGCGGCGACCATGGCCTCCGCCATGGGGCCGGATTCTTCGCCGCGGCGGGTCATGTCGTGGAAGAGGTCGTCCAGGCCGGAGGTGTCAAAGCGGGCCATGGGAGAGCTCCTTTCGGGTGAGCAAGGGGTGAAGGGTTGCCTTGTCCGTCGTCCGGCCCGGCAGGGCCGGAGATCCTTCGCGGGCGGCCTGGGCGATCCCGCCCTGGCCTGCTCAGGATGACAAAGATGAGTGTTTGCGATTGTCAAACGGAGGCGGGCGGCCTTGTCCGTCGTCCGCTGCGCGGAGATCCTTCGGCACGCGCCGCTGATCCTTCGACTACGCTCAGGATAAACTCTGGCGGCGCGGCTCAGGATGACAACGTTGATGGATGGCGTGTGGTTTTACGATGGGCGGGCGGGTTGTTGGCCTGGTCCGTCATTACGCCAGCAGGGCGGGCCTTGTCCGTCGTCCGCTGCGCGGAGATCCTTCGCGCGGCCCTCATATGTGGGAGGGCCGGCTCAGGATGACAATGTTGAGTGTAGGCGATGGTCTGGGATAATGTACGGAATCGCGAAGCGATTCCTTCCGCCACTCCTCACTCATCACTCCTCACTCCTCACTCCGTCAGTATGCCTCGCACTCGTAGATGTGGTGGATGTAGCCGGTTTCGCGGTCGTAGTCCGTTTCGTAGCGCACGGTGATGGCGGGATGCGCATCCATGGCGGCGAAGAGATCCGC